TGAACCATCAGTACCTTGAGAACCTGTTGTGCCTTGTGCACCAGTTCCTGTGGTTCCCTGTGTTCCATCAGCACCCTGTGGACCTACAGTACCTTGTGAACCAGTGTTACCAATACCCTGGATACCCTGAATACCCTGGGTTCCATCATTACCTTGGAGACCTGTGACACCCTGAGCTCCAGTGTCACCAGTTGCTCCCTGAGGACCAGTTGTGCCTTGAGATCCAGTGGAACCTGTGGTACCTTGTGTTCCTAAACCACCATCAACACCTTGAGATCCTGTCGCACCTTGTGATCCAGTAGATCCAGTAGTACCTTGAGTTCCTGTTCCAGTTACACCCTGAGTACCAGTCTCGCCCTGGATACCCTGGAAACCTTGAATGCCTTGTGCACCATCAGTTCCTTGTGTTCCAGTCTCGCCCTGGACACCTACATTACCCTGAATGCCCTGAAGACCCTGAACGCCTTGAATACCTTGGATACCTTGACCCGCAAAGGCACCATCAACACCCTGAATACCCTGGGTACCCTGAGATCCATCTGTTCCAATGTATCCAGCTTCGCCCTGAACACCTTGAATTCCCTGCAGTGCCGCTGACGCAAGTCTTACGGAATATCTACCTGATCCCGATCCAGAAAATGGTGATGCCATTGATAACTATTACTCCTTATTCTGAGACGGTAGGATTAACAATTGCTGTTCCCTGAATAACCTTAGAGACAACTCCGTCTCCAGATGTTAGAACGACATCAAAATAATTTCTTCCCAACACTAATTCAGATGTGATGGTGTCTGCCATGGAAACCTGAACCTTTCCCGTAAGAGAGGTGATACCCACAGTAAATGATTGAACGTTTGCTGCTTCTGGGTGCTTTCTGATCTTTGAAACACCAGTGTAACCAGTCAGGTCGATAGGGGTTCCATCAGGGTTTTCTAATGTAAATTCATTCTCAAAATAAGTGCCACTGTCAATTTGAATATTTACTGCTGGTACAGCCATGACATAAAACTGACTTTTAGTTATTTATCACTTCTGTGAACTGTTCTTCAGTAACTTTTGGAGTTCAGCAGTGGAACCAACAAAGAGAGCATTATTGACAGTGGTAGGTCCTTTTGCTTCTTCTTCTTTTGTGACATCCTTCAGTTTCTTCTGAAGATCCAACAACTTATCAGTGGCATCAGCAACATTCTTGATTAGTTGTCCAGCAACCTCATAAGCACGAGGCATCTCACTTTCTTGAGCAAGTTCTAAGATGCCGTCAATTGCTTCTTGTCCTTTTTCAATAATCGAGTAAAGATTACCCCTGGTGTATTCGTAATCCTTTTTGATATCTTGTGAATTACTTTTGATTTTCTCAATCTTACCTTCGAGATCATCTTTTTTTACCTCAGTAATTTCAGTTGGTGTCACGTCAAACGTTTCATCGAGTTTATCAAATTTACCAGACATAAGTCAACCTCAGAATGTGGTTCCACTAAATCCAAAGTCGTCTCCGAATTCGATTAGGGCATCATCAGCAGCAGTGATGTTGTAAACAGCAGCACCATTGACGTGCTTTTGTGGAATTGTGTTGTCTTGACCTCTTCTCACTGTAAGGTTGTTTCCACTGATCTTCTCAACAAACATCTCTTCCTCACCAATGTAGATGTAAGTTGCTGCAGTAATTCCAGAACTGCTTGTGACGGGAATAATGACATCTGCAAGATCGATGTTTGCTGCTGTGTTGGTAACAACAGTTCCATCGTAATCTTTGGTTGCTCTTGGAGTGACCTGATAAGTGATGTCTCTTTCTGCGTTGTTTTTGTCTCCAGCCAAGTAACCAACAGTAACCTTCTTGACGATGGTGTCGGTAACGTCGGTGATGGGACCAAACAGATAAGTTTTTACTGTAAAGTTTAGCGTATAATAAAGTGCTCTTCTTGTATCAAAGTTTCCTTCATAATTGTCTTCCATTGTGATGCCGTCCAACTGAACAGCAACATCTCTTCTTTCTTTCAATTCTCCCAGATAATTGACTGAGAGATTATAGTAAGGTTGGAAATAAGGAAGAATTTGCTCAACGATTTGGAGCATGTCATCATTCAGTTTGGTATAAATTGCCAACTGAAATTTCATATTGTAAGGAACTGGCATGTAGTTCCTTTTGATGTTCTCACCATCAGGAGTTTGATTAATGATGGTAGTCATCTGTGTGGACTTACGAGTTGTATCGTATTCCAGTCCAATAAACTCAAATGACATTCTTGGAAGAGTGATCTGAACTGGACGATTCAGATCTGCTTCCTGTCGCATTCTTGCAAGAAACTTTTGAGTTGGTCCATAAGCAAGAGGAACTTGGATCTCGCTATAAACATCCCCATCAGCTTCTTTGTGCTTAATGGAGATGCTATTGAACAGTGATCCAAAGGCAATAATAGTGGACCTTAGAATCTCATTGTAAAAATACTCAAACATTGCTCTTGCTTGGGAATATTAGTTATTTAGTTAGGGCATACCAAAGGGATTATCTTCTGAGAAATCTAACACTTTATCCGCTTCGGTTTGGAGGGTGTCATTTTGTGCATAAGGAGTAACCAGATCATCCACAATCTGTTTTCTCAGAACATAAATGGCACCAGATTCCTCACCATACAGAAGTTCTCCATCTGTGAATTCTCCACCCACAATAGAAACTGTGAGTGTGGAAGTGGCTGCTGTCCATGTCTTCACATAAGCAGTGATGCCTGAGGTTTGACCCGTAACAACTTCATTGAAAACATAGGTTCCAATACCAATTGTCTCGCCAATTCCAGTTGGAGCATCAAAGGTGATTGTTGGGGGATCTTCATATCCACATCCAGCATTAGTGATGTAGGCAACAGTAACGATACCCAGAGCATTGATCTCACCATAACCAACGGCAGAGGTAACTCCAGCTGGCTGCAGGAAGTGCATAACTGGATTAGTTGTGTAACCAGATCCACCACTGGTGATAGTAACAATTCCAACACTTCCAGTTGTGCAGATTCCTGCTGTTGCAGCAGCACCTGTTCCTCCACCACCCCGAATTGTGATCCAAGGTGGTTCAGTGTAACCACAACCAGGATTGGTGAGATTGATGTAGGCAACTTTCCCACCATACTCACCATTACAGTTGGTGTAAATGTTCGTGAGAGATGCAACACCAACAGCAGTTGTTCCTCCATCTGGTGCAGAGGAGAAACCAATAACTGGTTGTGCCTCATAACTACCACCCATGTTGGTGATGTAAATCTGATTAACTGCACCAGAAGGACAAACAGTTGTCACAGCAGTTGCTGTCGATCCAAGACCAACCATTCTCAGAGTCTGAATATAACCAATCTCTTCAAGTTCATTATCAATCTCATAGACGTTGGTGTCAAGGACTTCATCCTCATAGCGGAAGAGTTCACATCTCAGTTCATAAACATAATTCTCTCTCAGCATGTAGAAAGGTTGTTCGTGCTCTACATACTTGATTTCGAACAGTCTATCTCCCAGTGGGAAATAAATCAGATCACCCTCTCTGGGTCTATCTGTGACTTGATTCATAAAAGGTTGATTCTTGATCAGAGGAGCAATATAATTCTCCCATCTTTCTTTGGAGATGGTGATTGTTAGATCATCCTTTTCCTCAATGCCAAACTTAGTCAGAAGAGTTTGCTGTCCACCAAAACCATCATATGTGTTAATATATGCTTCCAATGGATAAGCATTGTTGAACTCTGATTGAATTACCTCAACAATGTCAGTTCTCAGAAACTGTCTTGGCAGGTAATGAACATCCACGCCATACATCTTGATCTGCTCATTGATGAGATCCTGGAGCAGACCTTGTTCTGTTTGTGACCCATTTAGAAAGAAGGGATTAAGTGCCATTACTTATTCCTCAACCAATAAGATCCATTGGTGGCAGTTCATAATAAGAGGACATTTCTTCACGAATCTTGTTGACCTCTTCTACTCCATCTTCATAAATTTCTCTTCCGTTGAATTCAATTCCACCAGGAAGTTTGACACCTTGGAACTTGATGAGGTTCTGTCCCCATTGTTTCTTCACCAGAGCAGTTGTGTAACGCTTCAGGAATGAATCATTCCAAATTCTGGAATAATCTGTTCCATCCATTGCGACGTGGCAATCAAGAACAATGAAGTCACCAGCTTGAATAGTGTCCCAGTCAACGTCCAGATAAAGTCTGTCTTGTCTCTGATTAAAACGAATTTGCTTGTGTGTATTCAGAAGGAAGTTGAGTGTCTCAAGGTAAGTCATTGACATTGAATAGGACAACAGGTCAGTTTGTCCCCAATTATAAACGTCGTTCAAGAACAACTGATACTTGAAACTAAACAAATTTTGGGTGTTGATGCCCTGAGCATCATCCCACTGGAAAACCTTGTCCACACCAATAACATTAGGTGGAACTTGAAGATAATTGCTGTTTTCGTAATAAGTGAATGTGGTGGCAGTTCCAACAATGTTTGTTGTTGCTGAAGTGCTTGCAATGCCAGCTGTGCCAGCACCAGTTGCTGGAGCGCCAGGTGGTCTTGCTTTACCACGATCGACATCATCTTGAGTAACCTGATACTTCAGGTAGTTACGATAAACACCATCAAAGTGTCTTTCTTGGAAATATTGAATGGCATCATCAATCAGGTCCTCAACCTGCTCATCAGCAACGTTGATTTCCAGAACAGGAGCGCCCAACTGCCTCAGCACATAGTTCTTAAATTCTGTTCTACTGGAAGGCTGCGCCATCTATTCAGTCCCTCTTTATAAGGTATTTAGAAGATTATCTCAACAGGTTCTTCAACAAGACCTTGATATCGTCCAAATCATGCTTCAGATCATCCATACTCTTTTCCATATGAGAGAGTCTTTCCTGATCTTGGGAGAGTCTCTCTCTGTTCTGGATATAACGATTGAACTCAGTGTTGTTCTTATTGATGATGGCATTTGTTTCGGTGTCCCGAAAATAACCATCTCTTCCATCAATTGGTAATAAAGACATCAGGCAAAGGAGATAGCACGAAGGTTCTTGATTTGTGGAACCACGGATGATGTGGTCGAGGAACCAATAATCTTAATTCTGAAACTACTGAATGGATTCAGGTTATTGGCAGAGAATGAGTACTCCTTATAGAACTCAATTCCAGGACTGTGAAGTGGAACATCAGTCTTAGCAATGTTTCTATCTGGGAGTCCATCACTGTTTGTGGTGCTGATGATGTTACCAGCGGCATCCAGGTTATTATAACCAGGGAATGGAACAAACAATGTCTCATCCAAAGTTGTGTCTTGATTCAGTGAGAAGAAGACACGAACATCACAATCTTTGAAGATATAAGCATCCAGGAGAACTTGGAGTGAAGTTGCTGGATTCTCCAATCGAATGTTCTTCGTCACATAGATCATTCTGTTGGGATCATCAGAGAAAGTGTTGACTCTGAAGTCTGTTGCATAATTAGTAACTGGTGCGTTTGTTCTGTTATTGACAAACACAACTGCTGAGTTATCCAAATCAACAACAGGAGAGATTCTGTTATCGATGGTTTGGAGACTCATTGACATTGAGAATGACTTATTACCTGGGAACAAACCACTTGGAGCAAGATAGGTGTCTTCATTGATTTGTGAAGCAACTGTTCTTGGTTCATCAAAGTAGTTCTCTTGCCACAGAGCAACCTCTTGATAACCCTTATCATTCCAGAAGATTTGATTACCATCAACACTTGAACCAGAAACTGTTCTTGCGTTAGCAGTTACAGTTGTTCCAGTTGGAGTCATTGTGGTAATTCTTGGAATAATCATGGTGTAAGGAATATTGTAAGTTCCCTTTGCCTTGGTTCCATTGTTGGTTTCGGTGTCACTGAAGTAGAGAGCACCAAAGGCACCAGTTCCAGTTCTATCAGTTCCATTCTCATCCATCTGAACATTGATGTAATAAGAATCCAAGTTGATGGGATCTGTTTTGGTAACATCTGCCAGATTGTGAGTGGTGTTGATTCTTCTCAGAGATACACCATTCAATTCATACTTATAAACAATATCATCAGTAGCGTGAGATGCAACAACTGTGTTATCCACACCTCTGGTGATTCCTGTCAGAGTTGACCCATCGAAACCAGTGTAAGAAATGATTTCCTTACCAATCTTGACGTAACCAGGGTTTGTGGCACCAACAGCAACATTCTCAAAGTCCGTGTAATTAGTTGTGGCACCAATCGAGATAACACCAGTGTCAGTGTTAGAATATGCTTCTGTAAGTTTTGTAACAGGAACATCAGTTGCAATATCCTTCAGAGTTACACGATTCACTTCAGAATACAAACCATGGTTTCTCTGGAAGATTCTCATGTGAGTTCCATCAGTGTTGACTCTGATTGGAGTCTGAGGAACAACATTACCACCAGATGAGTAATTCAGTTCTGTTGTGATTCCCAGTGAGTTCTGATAGAACAGATTATCAGTTCCACCAGTTGCAAAGTTACCTTGAACATCATCAATGATCAGTTCATTGTTGCCATAAATGGTTCCAACTGACAATCTCATTCCCTCACCAAGATTATTATTGCCAATCTCGATTGGTGTAAGAACATCACCAATGGCATAACCCTTACCACCACCTGATGTGGAAACAGTTGCCGCAATCGCCACACCATTGTTCACTGCAATCTCAGCAGTTCCATTGATTCCACTTCCCGTAACACTGGTAACAGCAACACCAGAGAAGACATAATATCCAGAAGAAGGTGTATAACCAACACCAGCATTAGTGATTGTAAGGTCACCAGTCATGGAACCAGCGAAACCAGTCAGAGTTCCAGTTGCTCCAGTGGTGTTCTGAATGATGGTGTTACCAACAACCAAACCAGTGTCCTGAACAGTGGTTCCAATACCAATGCTGAGGTTTCTGGAATCCATGGAGATTGCATTTCTTGGAATACCTTCCAGATTTTGTGGAAGTTTTGGATTGTAGAAGTTGAATGAACCAGGTGCTGTAGCGAACTCAGCTCTGTACATTGTAAACTTCAGGTCCTCATACTGACTTGGTGTCCAAACGGTTGCGTTCTGTGACTTGAACAGTGAACCCAACAGAGGTTGAGCAGAAACAATAATTTGACCTGCTTCCTGACCAATTGTTGTGACTTCAACTTCACCCAGTTGTGAGATCCAAACTCTATATTCTGTTGAAGATGAACCCATGATGAATGCATATTCAGTATTGGGTTCCAGATAAACAGGTGATTCAAACACCCATGAAGTTGCAACTGTTCCATCTTCAGACAACTCAATGTCATCAGGATAGAGTTCAGTTTCGGAGAATGCCAAAATTCTGTGGTTAGGTGTACCCAGTGTGGTTTCACGAATCTGACACCAGACTGGAACACCAGATGTATCCTTCTCGTGGAAGAAGACATCGATCTTGGTTACAAAGATTCCACTGTCCTCATCAACCATGAAGGTTTGTGCCAGAGGATCGTGATAGTTGGAAGTTTGTGTTGTAACTGTCTGAGTTTCAGTGAACTCTTCAAACTCAACATCAGCGTTTCTAACTGAAAGTGTTTGTTCCTGAACTGTGTCCATCTGACCTTCAGAGTAGAAGATCTGTTCACCAGATGTGGTTGTGGTTCCAGGAATCTGATTATTGATCGCGCTGCTCGTCAGTCGGAATGTTGATCTACCCGTTTCGAAAGATGGATTGGTTTCATTCTCAGTGTCGGGAACACGGAAGGAACCAATCAATGTTCCTTGCTTATCAGTCAGAAGTCTTACATTAGTAACTCTTGCCTGTGCTCCACTGGACTGACCAACCAGAATCATCCCAGTTGCAGCATAACCAAAGAACTCAGGATTGTCCTCTGACTGGAGACTAAATGTGTCAACATTCAGAATAGTTGAGGTTTCAGAATAAGTGCTTGATGGGATTCCAGCATCTCTGTCGTAGGGATTGGAATCATAAACATCACCAGGGTTATTGTAAGCACCATACTTGTGGTTTGCTTGAGCAACTCTGAAGGTGAGTGATGCAACAGCAGATTCTGTCAGTTCTTCAACTTGTTCTGCTGAAGGCATTGTTCCGATAACAGTTTCAGAAACCTCAAAGGTTCCACTCACCATCTCAATTTCAATCAGTTTGTTGATACAGAACTTGGTAACATCAACACTATCAAAGAATGCATAAACCTGAGTAAATGGTTTGAGACTCTTACCAGTAAACTCAATGTTACGGGATCTCATCACATGGATGAACTCTCTGCTGACAATTCTGTCACCCAGAGACTCAGTGTCAATTCTCTCAGTGATGATTGCCTGAGAACCAGTTCTCTCTTGTTCGGAGGTTGTTGTTGTCCAATCCAACCAACCATGTCCCTGTCTTTGTGAACCACCAGTTGATGTGGAACTTGTGGTCTGCCAGGATTCCCAGATAGTTGGACCAACACCAACTCTATTTCCATTCTCATCAACAGTAACTTCAGCACCATGCTCTTGGATGGTAGCATTGAAGTCACCCTCAATCAGAGTGTCATTTGCTTCAATTCTGTTCTGCTCAACCCAGATATCAACATCGGGTTCCAACAGGATTTTACCATCCCAGAAGGTAACCAGGAATGGTGTGACACTTTCAGATCTGGTTGCATATGGGTTCTTAACAAACTCAACCTCTGTGTAGTCCAGGGTAACAATCTGACCAGTTCTCTTAATTCCAGTTCCCTGAATTGCAGCAAATCTCTCATCCTCATTTGGATCAGTTGTAGTTCCAATTCCAGAGATGGCAGTTGTTCCCAACTGCATTGAGAGTGCTGTGGTGTAGTGAGCAGGTCTCAGAACCTGACTAACACGATCAATGGAGTTTTTGATTCCAACTGCAAGATCCTGTGGTTGTTTGGATGAGAAGTTATCAACAAACACACCAGACTTGAATCTGTTCAATCCATTAGCATCTGGAACAAAGGAGTTGACAGTTGCGGTCTCAAGTGAATTGAGTGATGAATAGTACTCAAGATTGCCAATTCTCAGTTCGAGTTTGGCGATATCAGACATCTGATATCTCTTATGCTCAACAAACTCAACTCTTGCGTCCTCTGTGTTGTAGAGATAAGCAGGAAGGAAAACATTAGCGATATTCATCGCTCCACTAATGTTCTCTGGGAGTTGGGGGTTGTCAGAAGGTGCACCCTGAACAATGGTGATGAAACCTTCTTTATCGATACAAACTTTATCTGCTCTTGGCAGATAATAATCATAACTCAGTGAAACAGACTCATCAGAAGCAAGAACAAACTTGGAACTGTGTTGTCCATTTGCTCCACCATCAAAGTCTCTTCCAGAGAATTCAAAGGGTGACAGTGCCCCAGAAGTTACAGTGTATTCTTTAACTCTTGGTCTTGCATCTAAAAGATCAGTAAGTCTGTAGTTATCATAACTTACAATCTCTGACCCATAATCAAATTGGGTGTAAGAATTGACTGTGGTGATATCTCCAGTGTCAGAGGAATCATATTGTGCTTTTCCAAAGTAAACTCTCAGTTTTCTAACTGGAGCTGGAGCATCTGCTCTTCTTACAATTCTACTGTAATCATAGAATGTTCCTCTTTGTCCATCTTGGAACTCAAAGGAGTTGGTGATGTTCTTGGAAGGTGTAACAACATTGGTTGCGATAGCACTTACACCCGATTGTGAGAAGGTCACAACCTCACCAGGTTCAAAAACAACATTATTCAGATAAGAGAAGTTGATGGTTACATCATTCTTTCTTACCAAATAGATTGCCTTTGCTCCACTGATGGTTCCAGTGATTGTTTCACCAATAATCAGATCATTCGTGGTGGCAGTTGGACCATCCATCGAAGCAGTGGTGAAGTAAGGTGCTTCTGGATCTGAAGTGTCCTTAGACTCATAAATGCCGTGAATTCCAAAGGCATCAGGAACATTCAGGCAAATGCTGCTATCCTGAACTCTGGTTCCAAATGGGAAGTCTCCATAAGTCAATCCATCATTCAGTGTGGTTCCGCCAATACCAGATGCTGCTACTGCGCTCTTATTGATGAGAACATTAGTGGAAATGACCTTTGTTTTGACTTTATTGGTAACATTTCCTTTTCTGAGGGTCGCAATCAGGATTGTTCCAGAATCTGTAGTTCCTGAGAGACCAACAAACTGAATTGAGGTTGAACCATTGGTCAACTTAACTTTATCTGATGTCAGAACCTCTGTGGTTCCATCAGATCTCATCAGAATGTATCTTTCTTCATCAAATGGGAGGAAAGTCTCATTTGGATCAGCATTGATGACTGGAGTTGCATTACTTGCAATTGAAGTATCAAATTGTCTGCGAATGATCAGTGATGAACCTGTCAGATCAACAGATTCAACATTATTTCTTGGGAAAACACTGAAAATTGCTTCATTTGTTGCTCTGTTGCCAGATCCAGTGTTATCTTGGATTTTGGTCTGTAAAACTCTAAAATTGGATGGAGTTTCATCAGATGTTGGAAGAACTCCATTATTAACACCAGAAACAGTCTCAACTGCTTCCACAACCAGATTACTTGTGTTTACGGTTGTAACTCGTGCATAAGATACATCAGTGAGAGATGATCTTTGGTAAGAGACGATGTTCCCTGTGGTGACAATCCCTGGGAAAACAGCACCAGCAACTGTAACGGTCGAAACGCCGCCGCTGGCACCTGTGATTGTTGCAGTTCCGTATTCATAGAAATTCCTCTGAACAAGGTCAGCACTGAAGGTGGAAGCAGAACCAACAATACCAAAGACTGACTTAATGTCAGAATTTTCCCAATTTCTGATTCCAGTGACATATCTGCTGTCATCTGCTACACCATTGAAGAGAAGTCTCTCCCCATTGAAGAAATTACCTTGAACATCATAAGCAGTGAAGGCAGTTCCAGCAGAAACACCATATTTGAGGAAGGCACTTGCCCCACTGGACTCACCAGTGATGTGAACAGGGGTAGAAAGTGTTACTGCCTCATTTACAGTGAAATCTGAGTAGTTTTGGACATCCCAAAGTGACAAATCCCACTTATTTGCATCAGGATTGGTAGAATCATAAGCACCTGACTCCAAAGCGAAGTCATAGAT